CCATCAGGCCACCTCACTTACAGTACTTATCTCAGAGATAATAGAAGGAGCCATCCACTACACTTGCTCCGCATAGACAATGCATAATAAATCTGCCCCGTCTCCCGTTGCATTTACACCAAGCCATCTTACTGGTGTAGTTGATATTGCCTTCAATGCACTACTGCTGGTTCCAACAGTTATATCGTCACCAACTTGGGTCCAGTCCGAACCGCCTACTGCTCCAGGTAAGTCCACAAGACTTGCCCAGACCTTAGCCACTCCTACTACCGATCCGTCTCCATTGAATATCTGAATCGAGTATCTGTTAAACATCACACAGCTAAACGCATCCATCATCGTTGTTGCTGATCCACCTACTGCTGTCTCTGTATTTTCAAACAGATTTGCATTGCGGTTTGTGTCGAGTCTAAATTTAGTTCTGGTTACTGTCGATGCCATTAGTCATCCCCGACAACGACATCTACCTTTCCGTCACCATCAAGATCTATGCCAATGCCCTTCTTCTTCTTGAGTCCCTTGGGCTTCTTAACCTTATCCATTACGGATCTTGGTGGCTTTACTTTTTCTTTAGCTGCTTGTTTGCTCTTACCCAGGTGCTTTCGGGACTTAGGAGGTCTGCCGAGACGCTTAGGATGTCTGATCCCAGTCTTAAGCCCCCCCCCACCAGTTTCCTTGCCGACTTTACTTGGCTCGACAAAGTTTCTTGAACCTTTGAGTTCTTCAAGAAGGCTCTCATCTTCAACATCAATGGTGTCTCCTTGGTTCCAACCGAGGAGGTTGCCCTTCCTAGTACGAAGGCTGCGATAACGCTTCCCAATATAGGTAATTTTGACCATTTAATTAGCCTCATTACCTATCTACTGGTCCAAGTCTCTAACGCTTCCTTGTGTATTGAACTTGTAACAGATTAAGTTTCCTGCTGTCAGGAATGCAAAGTCCTTCGACAATGTTTGCGTGACTGCAATATTGGTGCTATCCAAGTAAGTTGTTGGTGCCGCTACCCTGAATGCCAAGTTGTCCATATCCAGCAAGTGCATTCTTGCTGTTGCGTCTCCTGCGGCTGCTGATGCAACGTGCTGTGATAGGAATATTGGTATTCCGTCGTAGGATCCAACTCTCGAATCGAAAGCCAGTCCACCTTCTCCAGATACTCCATTCATGCTACCTGCTCCACCCTGGGCCAAGTTGTAGGCCCATGCTGCATTGCTATTGGTACTCATTAATGTTTTCAAATCTTGGTAAGTATCGTATCCTGTCAATAGAATCAGACTGCTGTAATTTACACCGTTCTCCAATGCACTCTGAATTGCTGCGTCTAACATAGCGAGAGTTAATGTTGCTGGAGTTCCACTGTTGTGTCCCGTATATGGAGCCGACCATGCTGTTGTTGCTGATCGGTCAATACCATCATCGGAGATGTCCCACATATCTACATCAGTATTTACATCATTGATTGCTGCACCTGCTGCGTGTGACATAGTTACTTTATCTATAGAGTCAAGGTTGTTTCCAGTAGCCGTCTCTGAATCTGCTAATAATTGCTGATCAATGTAGAAAGCGTGTGCCTCTGCATGTTCTTTTCTCAACCATGCTGCTAAGTTGCCAAGTCCATCGTCTGCTGCCGAGAGCAGTTCTGCCTTGGTTGATACTTCCCATACTGTAACTATTTCCTTGATATTTGCCTTTACTTCAACAAGGTCTGGTTGGTCAGTTGTTCCCAGTCCACTACCTTCTGCGATACCTGCTGTCTGGGCGTGTCTACCAGTCATTACTCTCCAACCAGATTGTGTCCAAGGCTCTTTCTTCAAGAGCTTGAATACCTCTGATTTGGTGTTCAACTGACTGAAAACTTTAGCTCCATACAGGGTGTTGAGTCCTTCTGCCATTGTCGATTCAGTTATCTGGGCTTTCTCTATGCCGTATCTCTTGGAGATACCAAGTGTTCCGCCGTAATAGGCGTTTATATATTCTTCAAAATCCATGTTTAGTTCCTCCCTACTATTTCGTCAAGCTCTTCCCATGATTTTTCTACGTTCATCCAATCAATAGTCTCTGCTTTAGGAGTGTCAATTTTAGGAGCTGGTGTTGCCTTTTTACCAGCATATACGTTAAATCCGTATTTCTTAAGTGTTGCTAAGGATTTTTCAAGGGTATCCTTCTCTTTAGGATCAGAAGATTTCTCTTCTTCTTCCTCTTCTTCCTCTTCAGCTTCCTCTTCTTCTTCGGCTTCCTCTTCAGGCTCTTCCTCCATCTTGGATTCTGCCATGTCTGATAAATAAGCCATTACTTCCTTGAGTTTGCCGAGAGTCTCTTCCAGATCTTTGTGGAGTTCATCTTCCTTGTCAAGATCCTCTTCTCTAACTGGTTCTTCTAACGCTTCTGCGGCTTCAGGAGCTTCCTTGATCTCCTCAACCTCTTCTGCCTTTTCCGAACTGCATGTGCAAGTGGACATACCTCTACTTGGAACTATTAATATATAAAGATTATATTTATTTCGGAATCATCTTCCATGAAGGCTACTTGGGCCTGAGTTCGTTCCCATATCCCTTCTTAATTCAAACCCAGATGTCCTGCCTGTGGATCCGTCAGGCTTCTTGTATGTCTGATCGAACCGTCCTGGATTATACCATAGCTCCGAACACCACGCCCGCTTATCTCTAATTTGCTTTCTTCCTGGTAATCTTTCTATCTTCATTGCGTTCATTCTGCAATTTTCAAACCAGGTCTTACTCGGCTCTGCTGCCTTGATCATGTGCATTATGTCATCAAGTATGTTGTTTGATTTCTTAAGTGAACTGGTTTTGATGATCCTCGGAGCACAGGTTTTGTTCACTTTTTTCCTTAATTGCTTAAGTATTCCATCAAGCATCTCATTAGATTTGCTGTACCTCCTTGCGAGGATGGCCCTGTGGTGGTTCTCCGCTTGGGCCTTGGTGTCGTGACAGCCTCCTGGTATAGGCTTCCCGATCTTGCCTGGTGTCCTGTGATGTAGAATACAATACTGGCTCCCACGCCTTCCTATCTTCTTCTCTACTTCTTTCGCCATCGCTACTTCCCTTACTGTAGCGTCAGGGTTGGCAGGGCTATCCCCTACCCAAGAGACAGACCATAGATCGAGTTCGTTGATTTGATTGTGGCAGCTCTCCTCATCGCATACTTTCTCCTGATCCATTGCCTCTCCCCTGATACTACTGGCTCCTTTTGAACCAAATTCTTTAATCTCATCCCATATCTTGTTGTGCATTGACAATTTGTTGTGGATCCCTACCCTTATCTTGATCTTCTCATCCTTTACCTTGTAAGCAAGGGGAAGTCCAATGGGCTGTTCCTCATGCCTGTATGAATATACTCCATACTTCATATAGAAATCCATCGCCTCCTTGATCGTATCTGTTGGGATCTTATCATTCTGTTTATCTATAACTGGAGAAGAAATATAAGTCTCCATTATTCTATCATTATACCATTCGGGCCTGTAGACTATCCAACCTGTATCGCCTTCGCTGTCTTTGAAGATAGTGCTTACTGCCACAATACTACTGTACCATTATTATTATTAAAGTTTTTTACTGTTTCGGAGAGAGACACACACCTCCATTTCCACTGGAGATTTATTATATGTACAAGACAATAGTACAATAATAGCTAATAACCCGCCGTACCCCTCTTGTTTTTTAGAAAAAAAGTGCGGGACATTTTAGAAAAGTTCCAGTGGAAGCGAAGGTGTGTGTGTCTATGCCTTTCTACCGCTATGTGAAGTAAAATCCCCTGCACTTAACGATGATTTAAGGTCAGCTTCTAATCTCTCTGCTAACATAAGTGCCCAGGTTTCTTTAAATTTAGGAGCATTCTTTACTACTGCCCTTCTGAAGTACGGTCTTGGCTGGATCCCTTTTCTTCTTATGTTCTTGGCAATAGCATTAGCCATAGCAGGACCGTAACCCAGTACACGATCTGTCCATTCTATTATACTTCTCATAAATTCCCCATCTCCAGTGGTTGCGCTGTGGGGGTTCGTCCCATATTCTATATGATGTGCATAAGGAACCGTTGTTCCTACTGTGTATCTTACAAATCCATTGGACAGTTCCCTGAATTCGTCCACTTCTACGGATTGTTTGAGTTTGCGGTCACTGGCTACTCCCTGCGGCCATGCCTGAAACATCTCACCAGATACATCGGCCTTGACATCCAGTGCGGTCTGCTCTATCGCATCTGCTGTGAGGAGCATGATCGCATCAGGCAATATACTAAAATCATTATTGACATTCCCCAAATTGGGATCAAAGTTCATTTCTATCTTAACCATTACTTATATCCTAATACAGTATCGACATCATCATCACCGTACTTGTCCTTCCACTTCTTCTTGACGTATTCCTCTCCCTTCTCGTAATACTGAATACGTGCTTTCCTTTCCATCTGCTGCTTATGAATACGGGGTGCGTTCTTCCACTCCAGTTCGCTCTGACATTCCTGACAGAACCCACTACTGAGGATGTGAACACTCATCGCACTTGAACTGCATTTCCTACAGTGTTTCATCTACCTATCTCCTGATCTTTCTCGTAATCAGATAAACTGTCCCACCAATCCCAGAACTCCTTGTCTATGGGATCTCTCTTCATCTTACCATCACCAACACGGTCCTCTGATTTGGGTGCAGTAACGCTTTCCCTGTAAGTGTCATATTGAAACTTGCCCCAATGGATTGCTGTAGCTGGATCAGTTCATCCAAGAACAAACCTCCTGCTGGAATCCTGCCACTCAACTCCTGATGTGCTCCGCATGTTCTACTGTCATTTATAATCTGCAAACCATATTTGAATCTGTCGCCCAGTATCTCCTCGGCCTTCGCATATCCCCTGAATCTACCCTCGTTAAATACATTCAACATCTCGGTCCTGGCTATCCTTCCCAATTTCCACGCCTGAGTATTCGCCACAGCCCTTACCTGATCCACCATAGTAGACATCACTACCTCCAAAGCAGCCGCTTCAAAGATAACCTTGTTCATCTCGTTATTCAGATCTCGCTCGAACTGACCCAACGCCATACCCAGAGGTCCGTTGTTCTGAAGGATCCTGATGTCGTCCAGGTCGTAGTCATCCTGCTCATAGGACTTCACCCCCAGTCCTGGAGCATCGGCAAACGCAGATCGAGCTCCATTGAGATAAGCGTCCGTCACATCATCCTCTATTGCCTCTCTCAACTGCTTTGAGATCATCAGAGTTATGTCTGCTACGGCAGTTCTGAGATCTACTACGTTAGTGATCCCCTTGAGGTTCTGAAACTCTCTGGTCAGGACCGATCTAAGTTCTCGTAAAGCTCTGTCAATGTAGAGTGACGCTCGTTTGGCTCCTCTTCCTCCAGCGACTCCTGAGTACGCCTTAGAAAATCCTGCCTCACCGCTTCTGACGACTTCGGAATTACTAATTCTCCATCCTCCCCTAAATCCACATCAATACCTGAGTTCTGGAACTGGGTAATTATCTGTGCCTTTAGATTCATGTTGTTCAAATATTGGGTCTCGTTCCTCTCGTTAATGTCATGGAACCGAACTGCCCAGGTCCTTATGCCCATCAATCTCAACAACGGTTTGATCAATCCCAACTCTATGCAACGCTGTGTCTCCCTGATCGTCCTGTCAAAGATGGTGATCTGCTCTCCTTCTGAATTCAACCCACCAACCCCCGACATATCTCCAACCACCAATGGCATGACACCATACGCAGCATTGATGTCGTTGTTAATCCGTTCCATATATGGCAACATCATCAACTCATCGAAGTTGGGCATGATGCTGACAAACTT